GAAAGGACGTATGTAGCGAGGGTTCTCCCGTAGGGTTCTGATGATAGCTGTGGTCGCCATCGCAGTGAAGTCGAAAACTCCATCTGTGGGACTGGTCAAAGTTGACCATCGAGCAGTAGGGGTTGTAGGCCACGACTCGTTAGTTCCCTCGATAATTATCCGAGATGTTCCAGCGGCCGTTGATGGTCCACCTATCTGGACGGTCTTGTCAGGCAGGTTCGCGGCGTCCAGGAAGTTGCCCCTCCCAGACACGGTTGCCGTCCAGCTCTGCTCATGAACAGTCTTTGATACATAGCTACCAGTGCCTACAAGGGCTAGGACTGCTGTAACCATTTAGCTCTCCTTTCGCCTATAATCGGGTGCCGCCGACTCAGCCTCTCCACGGGATACCCTTTTCCCCGTGAGTTCCGTCAAGGCGTTTAGGTCGGGCAAGCCCTTCTTTGTCCAATGAGCTGCGATGCTGTGATCCAACTCATAGATGTAGTCAACAAGAGTCTTTCCCGGTTCCTCTACATCGCCCAACGATTGGGCATCCTTAGAGGGTTCGGCTTCGGGCTCTGGTTCGGGAAGCTCTGCTATACCCTCAACATCCTCCGGCATCCCAATACTCAGTCTACCTTCTGGACTCATAGCCCTCAAAGCCTTCCAGGCCCAATCAGGGACATCCTTGAAAGGAATAACGGGTTGACCTAAGCCGCTAGAGTAGAAGCGACCGGCCTGGACGTTGATCTGTCCGTGGGTGGAGTCAACAAAGCGGACATATGGGTTGCTCTTAACGAGTACGTCCCGTCCTCCGGCATCCCTCTCCATCTCATGGACCTTTTCTAGTTGTAACGCCATTAGACATCTCCACTTGGGGTCATACGCTGTTTTATGAGTTTCTTAGACTTTACTCGCTGAGCCTCTTGCTTATCCTCTTCAAGCTGCAACGTCTTCATTTCCGCTAGGCGATGCCAACCATAGGGTTCACGGCCAATCGAGCCATCTTCCCTTTGCACAACCTGGTTAGCGTAAAGCATAGTTGTCTCGTTCGATAGAACGTGAGTACAACCGTGCATCTTGCATCTACCAAGCATATAGGCAACTGCCATACCTCCTTCTTCAACAGTGACACCGTTCCTGTAGACAAAATCAGCGCCATAGAGGTGCATCTCCTTAACTCCGATAAACAAGGCGTATGCGATCATGTAAGCCACGGTGTTGACCGCAAAGATGTCGTCGTCGTGAAAGTCTATGACATCCTTGAGTGGGTATGGACACGCCGTTGGGAACTCGGGGTAGCAAGTGCTTGTAACGATAGGCATCTCGTGCGTACGAAGGAACTTGGTGTAATTCTTACTCCTATGTTCGTCGAGCCACCTAAGATCGTCCATGATAAAGCACTTGTCATGAAGAAACCCTCGAAACCCTCTATTTAGTGTCCACACTTCATCATACGGATTCTTAACACCTTCTTCGCTTAACGATCGCCGCATAAAGACTCTAGCACTAGGACCTAGGGCAACAATCGCTACCTTTTTCGGGCGGGTCATGAGTGGGCCATAATCCACGCCGCCAGGGTTTATTACGGGAACTACATCCCGGTTCTTATCCTTAGCCATACTTATTTCTCCTATCGGAGGTTATTAGTGGGTAGCCTTACCAGCCTCTTGCAATGAAGTAAAAGGCGTGGGTTCGTGGACTGAGAGTTGCCGTCCAGGTAGTTGGTAGTTCTGGAAAGCCTGCCCTCATGGTGGCCATCGATGTTGCCCCGGCGCCAGTTGCTAAGGCCGCAAAGCCTCGTAGAAAGCCGGGAGTAGGACCAGTTGGCGGTCTATTATGGACCCATAGAGGGGCCAAAGTTACAGGGCCAGTTGGACCAGAGTGATAGCCATAACCAGTCATGACTACATAGTCGATGTTGCGCTTCATCCCCCAGTCAGAGGCAGCCGTAGAAAGTTGAATACCTCCAGAGGTGGGATATGCGTCATCGGTAGTATTGTTATCAAGGGTAAGCATCAGGCGTTGTTCCCTCTGCTTGCCAATGATATTGCCGTGGACAAGCCCACGACCGGAGTTAACAGCAACGCCAGCGCCGGTGACGACAGCCAGTGCTGTGGGCAAGACCACGTAGTTGAAGGCTGTGGGGCCTAAAACAACCATAGTATTCTCCTTTACCCTCCTATTAGCCCTCCCCCTTTCGGGATACCAGGGGCTACTAAACGCTAGGACGGTCGGCTAATGGTTAGGTAGCCGCTCGCATGGTGGTCACGTTCGCGGGTTCCTCCCAACGAGGCTCGACATAGAGCATTAGGCGGGCACGAACTCCTGCGGTAGCCGCAGTTGTTGCGTGCGCCTCCATCCGTGATCCAGGCGGAAGCTCTATAACGTATGTGGGAGTATAGTAAACGGCAACGCCATTAACACCAGACGAAGGAAGAGAGATGTTAAAGGTGTTAGTGACAGTGCCAGGGGTCGAGATATCGGCGCCGAATTGGATACCTACTGCGGCACCCGTAAAGGATCCGACGTTCGATGCAGACATTACAACCGCCGCTCCACGTACACGATGGGGAACGTAGCCGGGTCCCCAAGCTGCAACAACGGTTGTAACAGACAAGTCGCTTCCCACAGCTCCGGCCATAGTAGGACCAGCCGTAGGACCGGCTTCGTGGATCATTTCGACTTCGTATCGGCTATGAGTATAAGCCATATCTTCCTCTCGAAAGTTACACCCTCAAGTTGCTGTTTCAAACTGTCTTGGGCGCCAGCACTTAGCTGGAGGTGACGTGAACGATCCTAGCCTGACCAGCATTCGCAGTATCCCAGATAATGCCAAACTCAAGGATGCCGTACCATGCAACTGCACGGGCACGACCAAAGTCGCCCTTGACTTCTGCCCTTAATTCGGGGGTCAGCACTTCAGCCATCACAACAGAATCTTCACCGAAAACAACTCCTTCACCGAGGACCGAGCCTGTTCCTACGAGCTGTAGGGCGTTTGCGTGGTTAGTCTCGATATGGCGAATGTTCTCAATCCGTCCGATCTCGTTGTTGAACTTGGCCTGAGGATCCGTGTACTTGTGCCACGTTTCCCAATCAGGATCTCTTTTGATACCGCGAAGGCCCAGTGTGCGGAAAACGGCAATATAGTCGTTGCCTTCCCACGGCGGGCATCGGAGGGTATCAAAGAGGTAGTCGCGAATTTCCTCAACATGGAACACGTTCCAGTTGGCCGTTGCGGCAGTCGACGCCGTTCCGTCCGTGTCAAATGTGCCAGCAGAGAGTCCGGTCGGGATATACTTGACCTGGGCCGTTTGGAACGCGGCCGCCGCCTTGGTATCCATAACCAGCCCCATCTGATCGCGCAGACGACGCTGAATTCCGTTTTCCAAATCGAAGAAGGTTAGATCTTCTGCGAAGCTGGTGAAGGGAACTGAACGACCGATTTCAACCACCGTCACGGACGTAGTGCTGATCGAGTAGGTATCTTCGGGAATCCTGTTACCTTCAGAGAGGTTCGCAGAAGTAGGCTCGGTGATGGAGGCGATGCGTGTCAAGGTGACAGTATCACCCATCTTCCTACCGTATCCATCCACGGGCTTAACAAAGTCCATGAATACTGTATTCTCAAGGGCCTCCATGTACAAACGCTTGGACATAGCGTGGCTCTTGAAAACACCAGTAGGAGCATCAAATTCCCATGTGAACTGGGCCATGATTCTACTCTCCGTTGGTTACGAAAGTTGAGTCGATTCCCCGCGCTGGGCACGCTGTCTTTTTAGTTTTCGCGATTTTAACGCATCGCCCATTGACGGAGGTCTAGGTCCGGCTTCACTCTGAACTTGATCGACATCAGAGCTTGCCGGGGTAGGCTCGGGTGCGGAGCCGCCTTCAAGCCGGGACGTACCATCCGGCCTTCTGTAGCTCCGTTGCTTATTTGCTATTCTGAGAATCTCACCCTCGACCAACTCTGCGAGCTTGTCACGGCCTTCCTTGCCGTCCGAGAGGTTTCTTAGCTGTTGGATGTTCTGTCCCATTACCAGCTTAACGAGCATCTCCTCGCCAGATAGCTTTGGGTTCTCTTGGTAGAACGCAGACCAGAACTCGTTCTGCGCTTTATCTACGGCGTACTGCCGACTGATCTTCTGTGTAGCCTCAGATACTGCATCTTCTTTGATCTTTTGGAGAACAGGCTCAGGATCGCCAAAGAACTCGATCTGGTCGAACTCGCCCTCTGGCTCTGGTGCTGGCTCAGGGGCAGGAACTAGTTCTGGCTCAGGACGATTAGCCCGTTCCTCCATGACCAGGTTATAGGTTTCCTCGTTCACTTTGCGCATTGTACCACCTATTTCGACCTGATACTCTTCCTCCTGATCCTCAGACTCAGGTTCTGGCTTATCCTCTGGTATTCCATGACCTCGGATGGGTTCGACATTACCAGTTTTTATATGGCTGTCATCCGCAGGTGCCTCCTCGCCAGGCTCACGGTCGCCCTCTAGGTATTCTGTAACCCGCTTGATAAGACCTTTCTTAGCCATCTGCTCCTAACTCCTTTTCTGCCGCCGCCACTCCAAGTCGGATTTTAGTCTGCATATCCTCCTTAAAAGCCCGAAGGCCCGATAGTTCAGCGATTGTACGGCCTGCATCTGTGTCGGTCAATGATCCGTCGCGGTACTTGGTTATTGCCCTTACAAGAACATCTTCTTCGTGTTCCAGTACCCAATCCTCGGTGAAGTTGCGGACCATCCTGGCCTGGGTTCCGCCGTGCAAAAGGCCGAGGCTGTCGTCTAGTGGTTGGTTTACGTTCTCTGCCATGTTCTTACTCCTTTTTCTTAGGTTTTATATCCCTGATTTTAATCCCAGGGCCAAAGACTTCTTCCAGAACCTTCTTATAATTCCCGATATGAATGTCGGGACCACGTTCCTGGATAGCATCATCTAACTTCTCCAACGCACGTTCTAGCTGTCTAGCAAGAGGCTTTATCTTTTCGTTTGCTGAGTGAACCGTCCTACCTTCTGTAAATAACAAAGTAAACTCCTGTGGATTACTCTCGTCGAATAGTGGTGTTAGACGTTCAATCTTATTAAGTATTCTGTAGAATTCCCTTTGTGCTGCGTCCTCATCTCTTGGTGCCTCTGGCAGGTTATCAACATCAACCTCTATCCGCTTTATCTTATCTGCAGATACACGGCGGCCGGTTTCGATGAAGGGCATATCTGGAGCAAACGAACGGCTGACCTCGCGGCCTAAGGTAGTTACGTCCTCGTCGAATATAAGGCGGAAGGTGCCAGAAGCAAATGCCTTCTTGCTGGCAAGTTCAACTGATGAACTGGGATTTAGCCCCTTCTTTCTTATGCCCTGAAGCTCGTCTAGAGTCTCAACTGAATGGGCTATTTCGGTCATCTTTGGACCGAACGCTTCCTTCTTAGGTGGTTTTAGTTTGTCGATCTGTTCTTCTATAAGCCCTATAATTCTAGGCTTTACTTTTCCTTGCTTAAATGTGACTTCTATATCTCCCTTACTACTCATAAAGAATACGTCAGCATCACCCTTGTTTATGAGGCGATCTGCTTTATTACTAACCCAGTGCGAATGGTGAAAATCTACCTGCTCTGCAGTCTTGTGTTGAACAACCTCAAGAATCTTGCCATCACGAACGTCAAATACACCACCCCAGAAGCGTTTGACTGTACCCTTAAGGCGCATTAAATCGGCGTCGGGAGTTATACCAGTCTCACTACTTCTCATACCACCAAAGATTTCATCAAAGATCTCATCACGAACCGGGACTTTTTTATTTGCCTCGATGATATGCTTGGGAGTAGCCAGTAATCGTCTAGTAGCGAACGCTTCCTTCTTAAACACTAAAAAGTTAACTATAGCGGTACGTTCTTTTACTCTTGGTATAGGTCGTGGGTTAGTCACGGTATTACTAACCTTGTCCACCAACTTTAACCCATACTTCTTAGCCTCGTCAATCATAAACTGAGTAGCCCTAAGCGGCGCACGCTTTCCAGTTTCTTTCAACTTAGGACCAGTTGAGGGGACAGAATCCTGGATTTTAACAACATAGGTGCCACCAATCTCAAGGGCTTTGGCTCCAGCCTTTAGACCTGCTGACCACATCTCCTTAGCATCTTCTGGAGTGTCAAAAGCCGTAAAGCGACGGATTATTCTACCCCCACCAGTTTTAGCTTTACGGACTAGGAAAGGAGGATCAAAGAAGCCGCTCTTTTGTGAGCCAGGCGGAATGGGTGATTTGTCTTTTAGTAGGTTAAAGGTTGTAGCGTCGCCGCCTCGCTTATCAAAACGTAACTTAGGTTTAGGAAGGCCAAACTCTTCATGAGAGCGACCCTGGGAATAAGTAAAATCAAAGTCAAACGGCTTACGTTCCACAGAGCCGCGTTCTACTAGTCTGTTAAATGCCGTTCTGTCAGTCTTAATGCTTATGCTAGAAGTTTCGGCGCTGGGTTTGAACGCCTCGATTCCGGGTGCATCAGGCTTCTCGCCGGGGAAGTCGAAGATGGAGCCAACGGTTCCCACTTCCTTAATAAGGTCCGAAGTGACGCTAAAAGTTTCACCGATGGTTCCCCGTAACAACCTCTTTAAGACAGGATTGCTAGGATCTGTTATAGCCCGACCAAAGCCGTCGTTGATCGTTACCTTCCCATCTACTATCTCTATCCACCCTGTTCCTGGACCGAGACGCGGGGTATTAAACTCTTCTTGGAAATCTTGGTGAACAAACTCCTTGGCGTTTGCAACAAACACTTCGTTGGTGTCAGGATTAACTGCGTAACGTAAAACACTAGGCTCTTGCCGTCCCTGGATTATTGTGGGCTTGGCCAGCATACGTTGAACGTCAGCCTTGGTTGGATTAGCTATTACTTTAACGGGTGCCCTATTAGGTTGAAGTTTAGAACCCCTCGGCGTTACGTCAACAACTCGGCGCTTGCCAACCTGTGGGATGTTGCTACTGGGCGCCTTCCCTTCTAGCTTTTTTGGGGGAGGTCTATGTATGCGCCGAGGAAGCCCAAGTGGCCCACTCTTTTTTACCGGCCCAGGTCCTCTCGCACCCGCACCAGCACCACTCTCAGTAAATTCTCCAAGCTTCTCTCCGAGTGTACCACCAGGAGGACGCCGCTTAAGTGCAGCTAGTTGAAGCAGATCTGTTGGTGGAACCACTGGAGGCATAGGCTGCCTGGTCACACCCAGCGCCTTGAGGTCAAAGAGCTGTTCGGGGAGGATCTCTTTTAGCCCCCTGGCAGTTTGTAGCATTATAGTCACGGTTATTTCAACCTAATATTAGAACGTCTTTTTAGCAATTTGAGAAGGATCCTATCGGGCTGTTCCTTCATTTCCTTATCGTCCTCTTAGGTTCCCCTAAAAACAACTCCTTAATCTTTTCAAGTACTGGAACAGCCCGCGGATTGCCCCCCTTGATCTGGTCTATCTCGGAATTAACAGGATCTAGAAGGTGCTGTACCATTCCATCAATCCAGAAAGTATCTAGGAAATTATCAAACGTTGCGAAATTAGAGCCAGTTGCTTTACCTTTATATTCGCTCTCATACCGCTTCTTAGCAAAGTCGATCTCGCCGGGGCTAAGGCTATCTCTTAGTTCCCTCTTAAGAGCCTTGAACTCAGGACTAAACATGGCGGCGGCGTGAACCATATCGTTGATTATAGTCCTGACCATACCACCTTCTTGGCCCCTGACATTCTTGCCGATAGCAATAGAAGGGAAGCCTGGGAATGGGTTTCCAGCTTCACCCTCCCCAAAGAACTCACCCTTGCCACCTTTTAGCGGAACGACGGTGTCACCTATTTTAACGTTCCTAAGGCTTTTAAGGAAAGGCATTCTGCTTTCTGCCTCACTACGCGCAGATTGGAACTCCGTAGGCGGACCTATAAACTCCTCCAGAGAGCCATCCTTATGTCTTATGTGTATAGTCACGGCCTGTAAAGCTCCCCAGTTGTATTGTCCCTAATCCCAGCCGGTGTCCACAATGGCGAGTGTCGCCGCCCTTCAACCAGTTCGAGACGCTGAACTAGGAGGGCCACAAGCTCTAGGTGGATATCAAGGCTCTTCATTAGGAAGTCACATCTGTTTTCCACGTTATTCCGTGGGATGCGATCCTTATTCTTATGAAACCACACAGCCATGTCCACGAGGCGCTTTTCGAGCGGCCCTGCAGTTTCGGTGCTCATAAGCTCTAGTTTGTCGATAAGTTCTTTCGTTGCGCCGCTCATTTTTTACCTTTTTTCTTATGCTTAAAGAACTGAACCTGCTTTTCACGCTTTTTAGCGCCGCCGAGAGTTTTCGAGGTTCCGAGGTTTTTGCCTGTCTTGCTAAGAAGCCTATAGCCGCCTTTTACTTTTCTTATGGTCATGGCTGTGGCTCTACTCCATTCCGAAGCCGCCGCCAAATCCGGCGCCGAAGCCTGAGTCCTCGGTATCATCTCCACCTAATTCATCTGCTAGGAAGTCGGTCATTGCCGGGGTTCTGCTAGCATCTGGAAGGCCGCTACCTAGGTTAGCAACGTTGCTACCGAAGAAGCCAGCAAATTGAGCTTCATCCGCGCAAGAAGCCCCGCCGTGGCTGAATGACAAGCCATTACTCCCAACCAAAACTATCGTAATCATCGGACAGTTCACCGACATCACTAATGCCGCCGCCCCATTCGCTGCCCTCAACGACGGACTGGG